GTTTGTATGCAACAAACGTTTGAACACTTTTTGAACACCGCAACCGTGATGAAGTCTTCAAAGCCCCTTTCTATCAGTATTTGAGATTAAGTAAAACGGTTCGATTCCGGTCTGCGGCATTATTTTTTTCTCTGAGATTTTTGTGAAGTCAATGTTTGCAAGAATCTCAGAGTTTTTTGTTTTATGCATTCCATTTGGAGGTAAGGATATTATTCAAAAAATAACGGCATTGCATCTCATCTTACGAGATACAATGCCGTTATTTTGAAGTCTTCACACTTTCATTAAAAAGTGGACCTGGCGGGAATCGAACCCAAATGAAAAACGCTAAAAGTGGCGGCTTTATCACGCTTTCTTCGGTTCGTGTTGCATATCGTGTTGCATGATTTGAGTGAAATGCTCGTTTATCTTGTCAGTAAACTTCTTTTCCTCAGACTCAATAGTACCACGATATACCTTTTTAAGCACCTTGTCAGACTTCCAACCACCACGTTTCATGATGTACTGATCCGGAATATTAAGTGCGTGCATGATGGATGCAGTGTAGTGACGGAGATCATGATATCGAAACTCTGGAATACCGGCAGAGCGTAGCACCTTCTTGAAGTTCTTGGACAAGTCTTCCGGGTGCATCTTAACAAGCGGACCACTTTCAATATCATCAAATTTTCTGATTACAAATTCCGGCATGATCACATGCCTACAACTGCTCTGTGTCTTAGGTCCTTTGGTCACGATTCCTTTTCTACCACGTACACGTGTCTCTCTGATCCGAATAGAGTTCCCAGTGATGTCTTCCTTTGTTAGACCAAACACTTCACCACGTCTAAGACTTCCAAACGCTGCAAGGAGCACAGCCTTTTCCATTTCAGTTCCTTCAATGTACTTGATTAGCTTCTCGATGTCCTCATCAGATGGAACATATCCGTCAAAGTCTTTTGGAGCTGGTAGAGTAACTCTAAACATCGTTCCAGGAGAATACATCCCTATGACAGCCGTAAATAGTCCATAAGCGTTCTTTACTGTCTTAGGTGATAACATTATCGAGATTGCATTTACCCACGCTTGCACGTCCTCTTGGGACAGCTTACGTAGGCTTATGTTCTCGATTTGCTTTATCTGATTCCTTACGATTGTTTCATATCCACGCAATGTGGTTTCAGACAGCACATTCTCTTTTAATTTAATGTAATTAGTGAACGCTTCTTTTACAGTCCAGTTCTCAGGACGTTTCTTCCGGTCCTTTTCTGCGAGAAACTGTGCAGCCTGTGCTTCAGCTGACTGCTTTCCACGCTTATCCGGAAGATCACTGGTGAATGATTCATAGATTCTTTTCTGCTTCTGCTTTTTTGTTTTCGGATCAATAACTGGCTTTCCATCCTTATCCACCACATTTTCATAGTGTGAGAATACCAGACATCTCCATGATCCGGAAGGTAACTTCTTAGCTGTTGCCATATAATCATCTCCTTTTTATAAAAAATGGTATAAAAATAACAGCCTAGCAACAGAACAAGAGTTCTGATTGATTGACTGCTCCGAAGATGATACAATATTCATTGGATTTTGGAGTATCTCTTCGGAGTTACTAAAAGAAGCACATTGGCGTGTGTTTCTTCCAGTTGACCGTTCCTGTTGGCGCAGGAGCGGTTTCTTTTTTGGTATTAATTAAAAGAAAGTCTGCGAACTTCATTTGCAGTATTGGTATTACATTTGATTTCCTTTTGAACTCTCGTTCCTGTTTCTGTAGATTCAAATACTAAAAATGCAACGGTATCTAATTCCTGCTGTTTTGTCGTAGTAGTTGTGTTGACTTTTGTTTTCTTTCCGAGGGATGCGCCGACGACGGCACCGACAGGTCCAGCAACTGCAGCACCAATTAGTGCGCTGCCAGCACGACCGTGAGTTTTATTATTTCCGGTTGTTTTGCTGATTAAATTGTATTGAGGACCGTCCCAAATAAAATCAACCAGTTTAAAGTGTCCAGCGCCTTCCTGAAAAGAATTTCCGAAATAATATAAACCATTTCCATCTTTACGGAATTTTAAACCACCTATATTGTATTGTGTTTCAGCTTTTTTTAAGGCTTTGATGCGATCGCGCTCAGCCTTTTCGGCTTGTCGCTTCTCCCAGTCAGCTAAATGTTCTTCTGGAGTCTTTTTGGCAGTGGCTTCAAAGAAGCTGCGGTCGTCTTCAGTCAATGTAGAAATTTCATTATTTTCTATTTTTTGCCTTAAGTCAGCATATCTAGAAGCGTTATCCCAGCTTCCTTTTAATTTGTCTAAAAAACCCATGTTTTTTATCCCTCTCTTTCTTTTGCGAGCCCTGTTCCTTACGAGCCACCACTGCTCGTATATATAATCCCTTGTGAGGTTATATCACATCATTTCAACTACTGCCAGATTCGGAATGAAGTATATAATATAGTTATCAACGGTAGTATATACTCCATACTTATCACGGTAGCAGCTGATACATTCTTCTAGATATTCTTCTGTAACATCCAGAAAGTCTGCAATTTCATATTTATTTTGACATCCAGCATTGAATGCGTGGATGATTCCAACAAGTCCGATCAGGCGGTTGTAGCCATGTAATCTGGCTTGGCGTTCCTGCTTACGGTTTTGTACGGAATTTATATCTATAATATCACCAACGGATGTGTGGTGATGTCCAAGTTCTTCAGCCAGTGTACAGGCTTTTTGAACTGTATTCATATCTTTTCTGATTGCGACAGTACCATCACAATACAATCCTTTTATTCGATCACTGTGAAATGTATAATCTATAACATCTATACCGTCCCCGCAGGCTTCGTCTTGTAAACATTCGTATGTGTTCATATGTATAGCACCTCCCACTACAGCATATCCGTTTATCTATCCAATAAAAATGTTTTATTTTCTTCTGTTCTTTACAAACGCAGCGAAGTTTTTGATTTCTTCCATTTCAGACTCAGTGTATTCATCACCGTCGAAGTGAGCGGCGAGAGTTGTTGGTTCATTATCGATGCCGAGCAATGTATCTGCAGATACATTCAGAGAAGAAGCAATCTTTTTGATTGTATCAACATTAGGTTCTCTTTTTCCACTTTCATATAAAGAGTATGTCGATTTTGCTACGCCGATATTTTCTGCCAAATCTTTCTGCGATATGCCAGATTTAAGCCTAGCTTCTTTTAAATTCTCATTAAAATTATCACCCATAATGTTATTCCTCCTGTTACTTATGATTATAAATATGTGAATGCAAAGTGTCAATAAAAAGTTTACAAAATGCAAAGAAAAGTATTGACAAATTTGCAAAACGCAATTATAGTATAACTATGGTTTGCAGAATGCAAACAATAAAGCGAAAGGAGAATAAAATTGTTTAGGAACTTAGAAGCAGAACAGGCTAGATTCAATTTCACAAACCAACAGATGGCTGAAAAATTAGGTATGTCAAGAGTTTCTTATGAGAACAAAAAGAAATCAGGAAAATTCACAGCATTGGAAGCAAAAAAGCTGTGCAAATTGTTCAAGGTTAAATTTGATTATCTTTTTGAAACAAAAGAGGAAGAATAGCGAGGTGAAAGCAATGAAGAAAAAGATTATCAACAAGAGAGTCAATGGAGATTCTGAAGAGCTGCAAGCATTGAAAGGCTTTAAGGTCTTAGCTGTTGGCAATGGAACAATCGGAGAAGAGTGTGCGTTGAGTATCATGCTGATGAACGAGAACAACGTTGCTGTTGATTTAAGTATCACAGATGACGGAGCGTACCTTAGCGATTTCTACGCACTGACAGAGGACATGATTCCACGCGCTTATGATGACTAGAGAGGTGAGAAGAGATGCCAAAATTAAAAATATCTGACAGGGAAAGGCAGAACAGAATACTTCTTGCAATCATTGAGTCAGGAAAGACTATGACAGCTATTGATACTCAGAAGCTTTCAAAACTGACCGGTATCCCGCCGAGCACTCTGTACCAGAGATTAAGTCAGCCGGACAACATCCGAATCAGTGAATTACGAGAAATCCTAAGGGTACTCAAAATCACTGATGAGGAAAAGGCGAAGATTGGTAGGGAAGTGATATGAGAGATTGTAGTTACTGCAAAAAGAGAAACAGATGCATGGAAAGAAGCAGATGTATTCCGTGTGCATCATTTCAGAAAGAAGGTGAGAAAAATGAATCAGATCGATATGATCGACATCCAAAGAAGAGCAATCCAGATAGTTAATACCAAGAGACAGCCAAGAAGAATTGAGCATGATGACAGAGAAGAAACAATGTCAGCGATTATGACAGTAGTCGCAATGGGAGTTGTGATGTTTCTTGGAATTGCAACTTATGTTATCTTCGGATATTAAAATAAGCGCCAGGGAAAGACGGCAAATCTTCAGGCGCTTAGGTAATTAACCAACTTAATAATACCATTTCGGAGAAGGGAAAGCAATGGAAGAAAAAACATTAGAAGTAAGCGTAGCCAAATTTATGGAGCTGTGCAAAGCGGATGCACGAATGGAGACACTCAAAGCTTACATCAGCAATGAAGAAAACGGATATATCAAACTGGACACAGTGAAAGCAATTATCGGACTTCCGGTCAAGCACGAAGAACCATCGGTGTGGGAGCATGAGGAACTGTCCTTTGATGAATTGGGAATCACACAACATAAGATGCATAAGAGACTTGCAGACAATTACAATGCGGAGGAAATGAAAGATGAACGAACTGAAATTTAATGTGGTGCAGAGCATTGGAGAAATCACAGCTAACTTTGATGAATTTAAGAACCAGGTGTCACAGGAGCTTGAGAAATATAAAAGCAAAGAGTTTACGGAAGATACAAAAAAGGATGCGAAGAAAGACCTTGCAGAGCTGAGAAAGAAAAAGGCAGCAGTAAACGAGAGAAGAATTGAAGTAAAGAAAGAATATATGAAGCCTTATGATGAGTTCGAAGCTAAGGTAAAGGAACTTATCACATTGATTGATGAGCCAATCACACTGATTGATTACAAGGTAAAAGAGTTCGAAGAGAAGCGAATCAATGAACGTAAAGAAGAAATCCTGCTTGCTTATGAAGAAATTGTACCGGGCGAATTACAGGATTACATTCCATTGGAGCGTATCTACGGAAAGAAGTGGACGAATGCCGGCACGAAAATGAAAGACATTAGAGAAGAACTTACTAGCAGAGTTGCAACTACAAATGCTGATATCAATGCTATCAAAGCCATGAGATCAGAAAAAGAAGAAACTGCTCTTAACTTCTACATGGAGAATAACAACCTTGCATCAGCAATTAAGTACCTTAGTGATTACGAAATTCAGAAAGCAGAGATCCTTAAGAGAAAAGAAGCAGAAGAAGCTGCCAGAAGAGAAAGAGAATTGGAAGCTGAAAGAGAACGCATCCGTCTTGAAGAACGTAGAAGAATCCTCGAAGAAGAGGAAATCAAAAGAAAAGTGGAGAAAGAAACTGTTGAAAAGCTGAAAGAAGTAGATGAGGAACAGGCAAGATTCTTGAGCAGTGAAGAGTCTAAGAAGGTAATTTACACCGTTGTTGCTACAGAAGAGGAACTTAAAGATATTGAACAGGCAATGACAAGCTTTGGTGTTTACTTTGAAAGGAAGGATGTTTGATGGAGATTGGAGAAAAGTTATCCAAACTGCAGCAGGATATGAAAGTCCCCAAAGATCAATATAACAAATTTGGTAAATTCTATTATCGAAATGCGGAGACGATTCTTGCTGAATTCAAGAAATATGAAAAGGATTTAAAGGTCTTTCTGACGCTGAAAGACGAAATTGTGGAAGTTGTTGGGAAGGTGTATATAAAAGCCACAGCAACTTTGGTTGATTGCGAATCAGATGAGGAGATTTCTGTAACTGCTTATGCGAGAGAATCAGAGGAAAAGAAAGGAATGGATGAAGCGCAGATTACTGGATCAGTATCCAGCTATGCAAGAAAATACGCATTGAATGGTTTGTTTCTTTTGGATGATGTGAAAGATCCTGATTCTGATGAATATGAAAAGCAGAAGAATCAAGACAAGTCTGATCAGAAAGATGGGAAGAGTACAAGTAGCAATATAAAGATTAATCAAAATCATATTAATTCTCTTCGGAGTTTGTTTACTGAAAATGGAATTGATGAAAGTAAAGTACTTGTATTGTATAAAGTGCAGAAAATAGAAGCGCTGACGATTAACCAGTATAAGAATGCTTTTGATCACGTAAAAGAGTTGAAGGAGAGTTGTAGTGTATAAATGAAGTTCACCGGAAAGTTAAAAGAGCCAATTATTGACTTTGCTACACGGCGGCTGACCATTCTATTTGAGCCACAGGAAGACTTTACACAGGCATATGAGGAATTGAAAGACTGTGAGAAGTTAAGCCTTGAAATCAAGCGATACAGAAGGAAAAGGAGTCTTGATGCGAATGCCTACTACTGGGTGCTGCTCGGTAAGTTTGCAAAAGCAATGAGCCTGTCAAATCCAGAAGCACATAATCTAATGTTGTGCCGGTATGGTCAGCCAGAGATATTCGAAGGAAAAGCGGTATATATGACAATCCCAGATACGGAAGAAGCTGAAAGAAAAGTCAGGAATGCCACGGATTATCACTTACAACCAACTTCCCAGATAAGAGAAGGAAATGATGGGATTACATATCGGACCTATAAGCTTCTGAGAGGATCTCATACTTATGATAGCGCAGAGATGGCAAGATTAATTGACGGACTGATTACAAGTTGCAAAGAAGCTGGAATATCTGAAAGAGAGATTGCTACACCAGATGAAAAGAGAATTCTGAAAGAAAGGTATGGTGTGGACATTGGCTAAACGGTTGAAGAGTGTGTTCACTGATGATATGGACCACTGTTACTTCACTGGATATCCTTATCCACACATACACCATATCTTTTACGGTAGTAGAAGAAAGATATCTGAGAGATACGGATTTGTGATTCCCCTTGCACCGTATCTCCATGAATTTCAAAAGGGGAGCGTACATGACAATCCAAATCATGGACTGGACTTGGAGCTTAAGCAGATGGCTCAACGATATTTCGAAGAGCATATAGGCAGCAGAGAAGAGTTCAGAGAGGTATTTGGAAAGTCTTGGTTATAACCGGTATTAACCTTGCGGATAAGGTTGATATATAAACTCCTAATGGCTGACTGAAACAGTATGTCACAATCCTTAATCAGAGCCATGATGATTCATCTCCTCGGCTTTGTCCGGGGAGAGAAAGGAGACCGATGGAAACTTACAACGTTAATATTTTAGATTACATCAGAGTCGGACATGACAGAGCAATCACAAGAGCTGAATTGTCTGATCTGACCGGTATAGATGATAGAACGATAAGAGACATGATCCATTATGCAAGACGAGATATACCGATTCTCAACATGCAAGATGGAAGAGGGTACTTCGTTCCAGACATGAACATCTTAGAAGAGAGAATGATGCTGATGAAGTACATCAGACAAGAAGAAAGCCGATTGAAAAGTATCGGCTGGGCACTAAAAACAGCAAGGCGAACAGCCAAGAATTGCAACATGGAGGTAGACACAGATGAACTCAAACCGAAAAGGGAAAGAGGGAGAAAGAGAGTTAGCAAATCTGCTTAAAGACAGATACGGATATGATTGCCGGAGAGGGCAGCAGTTCTGTGGATCCAATGGAGATGCAGATGTAGTCGGTCTTCCTGGCATCCATATCGAGTGCAAGAGGGTAGAGAAGCTTAACATCTATGAAGCTGTGGAACAGTCCATAAACGATGCGAGAGAGGGCGAAATGCCTACGGTAATGCATCGGAAGAATCACAAGGATTGGCTGGTCACAATGACAATGGAAGATTGGATGAAATTATATGAAAGGCGATTACATAAAGATTAATCGGTCACTTCTCGAGTGGGGGTGGTATAAAGACAAAAACACTTCCAGATTGTTCATACACATGCTTTTAAAAGCGAACTGGAAGGACGGATTTTTCTTAGGAATTGAGATAAAAAGGGGGTCATTCGTATCTTCTTTAGCCAAATTATCTGAAGAAACCAACCTTTCAGTTAGAGAGATAAGAACAGCAATAAAACACCTAGAATCGACAGGCGAAGTGACAAGCAAAAAATATAACAAATTCAGCGTATTTACGGTAAATAATTACTGTTCGTATCAATCGAGTGACACGCAAAGTGACAAGCAACCGACAAGCAACCGACAAGCAAGTGACAAGCAAGTGACAACAATAGAAGAAGGGAAGAAAGGAAGAAAGAAAGAATATATAGATACTAACGTATCTATAAAGCAGCATAGCATTCAATCCATCATCGATGCATGGAATCAGCTAGAGCCTTACGGAATCAAAATGATTTACCGCATCAACCCGGGTTCTAAGAGATGCACTTCACTGATTGCCTTACTTGAGCAATTCGGAGAAGAGAAAGTGATACAAGCTGTTGATAAGGTCAAACAGAGTGACTTCCTTCAGGGAAAGACAGATACAAGGTTCTCACTGAACTTCGATTGGTTCATCAATCCGAACAACTTTGTAAAGGTGCTTGAAGGAAAGTATGATGAACGGCACGATAAGAAACCAGCAACGAAGAACAATAACAACTTTGAGAGACGGCATTATGACATGGATGATCTGGAAAGTAAGTTGCTAGGAAGGTGATTAAGAATGGCAGAAGCAAATAAAGGCTGGGCGGTATGCTCAGTCTGTGGAAAAGAAAGAAGCCGGAGACAGTGCTGCGAGAGAGGAAAGGCAAGATACAGAGCCTTGAGTCCTGAACAGAAAAAGGAACTGGCAATGAAACGAAAGCAAGCCAAACCGAAGAAAGTAAAAGGCGCAAAAGAACCGAAGCATCGAAGCGAATTAGTAAGAGTCGCAGCTGAAGCAAAGCAGCATGGTATGAGCTACGGAGAGTACGTTGCAACCGGTGGAAGGAGAAACAATGGGTAAGACACTTGATGTAGAAGAATTTCTTTCGTGGCTGAATGAAGCCGAGGAAGAACTAAAGGGAGAAAGAGCGGATGAGCTGAACCCTGATCGCAAGGATGAAGGAATCCTACTGGCAACCGAGAATGTCAGAAAGTATGTCGAGAAGATGTGCAAGATTGATGATGCCGATGAGGACTGTAGATGGATTCCGGTAACGGAAAGACTCCCAGAAGATGAAAGTGATGTTCTTACAACAATCGCATCCAAGAGCGGTAGCGGATAAAGAGAATACAGTGTTGGATGTTACATCAAGGTATTTGATGAGGAAAAGCACTGGCTTGATAGACAGTATGGATACCTTGAGTGGGACAGATATTCAAACGGACATGGCGGTTGTTCACTGTACAAGGGATAAAGACCATGAATAGACAAGAGAAAGAGGATCAGGCGCAGATTGAGTACCTGAGACGATGGAAAGAGAAGAAACAGAAGAGAAAGAATCTGTTAGAAAAACTGAGAAAGAGAGGCATGAAATGAAATACAAAGTTGGAGACAAGGTAAGAGTCAGAAAAGATTTGAAAGTTAGCAAAGAATATGACGGAATGATATTTAATGACGTTATGTCACAGCATTGCGGAGAAACTGTAACCATTAATGAGGTTTTCTCGCGTGGTTACTATCGCATTGTTGAATATGGATGTTGTTGGACAGATGAAATGTTTGAAGGATTGGCAGATGAAGAACTGACAGCAGAAGAAGCAACTAAGATTTTAAGTGAAATTTGTTGTGAAAACGAATTATGTGGTGGATGTCCTATTAGTGAAGCAAAAGGAAAAATGACGTGTCAAAGCTTCCGAAGAGATAAAACAGAAGAAGTGCTTGAAATCCTCAAGCGGTGGAAGAAAGATCATGAGAAGAAAGAAGTTGAGGTTGAGTTTGCTTGCATTGTTCGAGTGATTGAAGACACAGGCTTCAGGAGAAGATGCGTGTACAAGGAAGATGTCACGGAAGTAAAAGATGAAACATTCAAGATGTCAATGAAAAGGGTTTTGGAAGAATACTGTAAGGAGCATAAGGGAAAATTCTTCGCAGTATACGAAGAAACCTGCCGGGTAAAGGAGTAGCCATGAACACAGGAGAAAAGATAGATTACATGATTCAGTGTTTGAAAGTCGCAAAAGCTGAGTATGAGTACACATCTGATTACGTTGCAAATGAACCGACTGAAAGATCAGAGCTGTGGGAGTTCCTTGATACACACAGAAGTCCGAACAAAGCACTGATTAAGGACAACCTTAGAAATGCAGCAAGAATTGGATTCCAGCTTGCGAATGAGGTGAAATAGTATGGCACAGTGGAACGCAAATACAGTACCGAAATCCGAGAAAGGACAGTGGTCCGATGAAGTACTTGTGACTATTGAAAAAGGACGGTGCTGCGCAGTTTTAAAGGCTATATATATTCCGTATCACAATGTGACTACAGAAGATTCGGGATGGTGTATGGAAGATGGGATACCAGACGATTGGGAATACATCGAAGAAAAAGATGATTGGTGGATTCCAGAGGGATGGTATGAAGTGTGTAATAACTGCCCGAATGCTACATATTTCCAAATTGACGGAAAAGTAACAGCATGGAAGAAGCTGCCAAAGCCTTACAAACCAAGAGTCAAGCAGTTGGTAAATGAGGTGAAGTGATGATTAGAGAATTAATAGAAGAAATTATTGAAAAGTATTATCGAGAAGACGGTGAATACTATTCAAGAGATCGTGAAGATGAAAGCGGAAACGATTTGGAGATGGATGAAGAAATTAAATCCGCACTAGAAGAAAAAGGAATACAGTTCGAGATTAGATTTGAAGACGGTTTTTCTTCGTGTGCCTACGACAATGATTTTCTGGCTGTCGCATGGATAGAAGCGGATGACACTTTGGAACTTAAAACCGTACTGTTAGAAATTATGTAAATTACAGAAAGGAGTTGGAGCTCCGGCCGGGCAAAGATATATCGGCTCCTTTCGAAGATATGAAAGATTTAATTATAGACGCCTTTGCCGGTGGCGGGGGTGCATCCGTAGGAATTGAAATGGCACTCGGCAGACCAGTAGACATTGCAATTAACCACGATCCAGATGCTATTCTGATGCATAAGACCAACCACCCAGACACACTTCATCTGACAGAGGATATTTTTAAGGTCAACTTGAAGAAATATGTAAAAGGACAGCATGTGGCTCTTATGTGGGCAAGTCCAGATTGTACAAGCCATTCAAAAGCAAAAGGTGGTAAGCCGAGAGAAAAAGGACTTCGGATTCTTCCGTGGGCGGTATACAAACACGCAAAGGAGATTCTTCCAGATGTGGTGTTGATGGAAAATGTGGAGGAAATACAACAGTGGGGGCCGTTGGACGAAAAAGGTTATCCGATACCGGAGAAAAAGGGTGAGGATTATAAAAAATTCATTACAGCAATGAAGAGCCTCGGGTACCGTTTTGGTAGTAGAGAATTGATAGCTGCGGATTACGGAGCACCAACCACAAGAAAGAGATGGTATGCAGTATTCCGTAGAGATGGACGGGAAATCAGATGGCCAGAGCAAACTCACAGTGCTGACGGCATTGGCCTTAAGAAGTGGAAACCTTGTGGAGATTACATTGACTGGTCAGATCTTGGCAGTTCGATATTTGACCGCAAGAAGCCACTTGCAGAAGCTACACAGAAGAGAATTGCAAACGGCATCAAGAAATATATTATCGATGCAGAATCTCCTTATATCGTGAGAAATGGAGAAGCACTGGCATACATCATCCAGTATCACGGAGAGACGAGAGCCGGTGATTCAAGAGGACAGCTTTTAACAGAACCAATTAAGACGATTGATACATCGAATAGATATGGACTTGTGACAGCATTTATCACGAAGTATTACAAGACGGGGATTGGACAGGGCTGTGATGAACCATTACATACAATTACGACATCTCCGGGGCATTTCGGATTGGTATCAGCATTTCTGATTAAGTATTACGGCGGTGGGTGCGGACAGACACTGGATAGACCACTTGATACGATCACAACAAAAGATCGGTTCGGACTGGTGAATGTAATCTTGGATATCAAGGGTGAGAAATACATCATATCAGATATCTTTTTGCGGATGCTGAAACCGGAAGAACTAAAAGTAATGCAAGGGTTTCCGAAAGATTACATTATCGACAGGGATTACAACTGGAAGAAATATCCGATTGCAAAGCAAGTTGCAAGAATTGGGAACAGTGTAGTGCCGATTATGGCTGAAAAACTTGTAGAAGCAAACTGTCCGTATCTGAAAGTCGGTGAGAGAATGCCGAACATGAGCATTGATGATACACAGGAACAATTAAGATTTGCTTAAATAACAGCACCTTGACAATTGAATATTGATGGTTGGAATGGTATAATTTCCGTATAAATGTACGGGAGGGAATGCCAATGAATGGAAAGAAATTAGACTACGAAATCAGTAAGGAGTTTTCTCATGAATTATTGGAAATTGGTAATAAACTGAATCAGTTAGAAAGAGGAAGAATCTATGAACTGAGCGGAGCTACTATGGATGGTTATTTAGCAACCAACATAGACCAACTTAGAAAAATGATAGGAGAACTACTTACTAAAATCCAAGAAGGGGAAGACGGAACGGCAACAGTGTTAGCAGACATTGTAAGAAGCTTAAATATATAATTTATCTACCAACCATCAATATTCGGTGGTTGGTATTTTTTTACGCTTTTTTAAGGAGAAAGGAACGAATTATAATGGCTAAATTTAATATTGAATCACTGATTCATAAAATCTTGAGGAAGCTCGGATTCATCAAAGACATTGAGGATGATAGAAGATTGAAAATGGAGATGTGCAAAAGAGCAATAAAGGCAAATGTATGTCCGGAGGATTGCGACATTTGCGCATGGGATACGAAAGGTGGAGTTAGCTATGAGAATCATTAGTCAGGATAGTCAAATAGACTTGCCGTATAATAGAATAATGCTCTGCGTGGAAGGAGTGCTTGTTACTGCAAGAAATGACGGAAACCAATATCTGATCGGGAAATATTCCACTGAAGAGAAAGCAATCAAGGCTATGGAAATGTGCAGAGAAAAATATCAAGGCTTTTTTACAAAAGGTAATTGCATGCTTGACCATCCGAAGGTATTCCGGTTTCCAGCAGATGATGAGATTTAGATAGCGAGGAAGAAATGAAATATCCAAGTGAAAAGAAAGTAATCATCAAAAAGATGATGAAAGAGGGAAAGACATATAAGCAGATTTCGGAAGAGACTGGAATCCATTATGGAACTGTCGGAATATACGGTGGGAAGCTCAAGAAAGCTGAGAGGGAAAAGAAATGCTTCAACGGAGACAGACATCTTTGCATGACGTGTAAATACAGAGCATCTGACGCAAGAAAAGGCTGCGACTATATTTTAATCACTGACCATGAACGTGGTTGTGATCCGTCGGAATGTACAAAGTATGAAAAAGGAGTGAGATATCGTGAGATTAAGACCAAAGGTAAAAGCAAGTGAGTTTGCGAGATTCGGATTCAAACCTTGCCGAGGACTTCCGAAAAGCGCAGAGAGTTACTATCTCTGCGTGAAGAACGGACACAGAGTGATGTTTGTGGACAGTAAGCATTTTACGGAATCTGAATGGCCGATAAAGGATGCACGAATCCACAAGAACGCAAATTGTAGATACAGCGACAAGCGGACAGCAACTGAAATTGAGTGCGAATTGGTTGTGAATGGCTTGCTGGAAGAGGTGAGAGAATGAAAGAGAGATTAACTACATACCACTGTGGAAAAGCAGTGATTAAGGACAAGAACAAGCTGTCGGAAGCTATGGAGAAGTTGGCTGAGTTTGAGGAAAAAGAAAAATGTGGAGAATGGCTTGATGCTATCGAACTTGCGAAAATTGCTATTGCGCTGCAAAGTCAGAAGTGGATTCCATGTAGTGAGAGGTTGCCAGAGGATAACACGGATGTAATTGTATGTTTTTACAGCGGAATAGTAACAGAAATGAGATATTGGGAAAATGGAAACTTTCAAGGAATCTATGAACATACGACAAAATCAATTGTTGCCTGGATGCCATTGCCGGAGCCGTACAGAGAGGGAGAATGATATGAGCAGACTAATTGATGCGGATTTACTGATGAGAAAATGCGAGAAATGGTTAAAACCAAAAGCACCAGACGAAGATGAAATGGTTTCGTTGGCAGATATTGCGGTATCCATGCTTATGGAAATAGAAGAACAGCCGACAGCGTTTGATGTAGAGAATATTATTAAGCAGCTTGAAGAAGAAAGAGATTCTTCTTACGAAGATTATGAGAATTATGCTGAAAAACATAATATGGATGTAGAATGTGATGATTTATTCTGTCGAGGGTTAGATAGATCCATTGAAATTGTGAAGCGAGGTGGAGTAGATGAAAAATAAAGAGCAGACAAATGCTTGTTACGGTTGCCTCGGAGCTGCAAATGGTGATTGTGATGAGTGCGCTAAGGATTGGAGTGATAAACAGTGAAACGGAGTACAGACACACGCTGGAGTTCTGCAGAGATCCAGCAGAACCAAAAAGAACATTATGCTGCTATGGCAGAACATCCACCTGATCGGAAGGCAAGCGAGAAGTTTCATCGACCGGCATACCAGGCAGGAAAGCTGATTGAAACACAAGGGCAGCAGTTGTGGCATGGAGATGTTACTGGATATATAGCTAGAAAATACAAGATAGGGAGCGATACCATTGGAGACAATGACAAAGGAAAGACTGGAAGCATACCGGAATAATAAGACAGAGATATTATCCTTGGACTATATTCTTAATAACAGGTGGCAATCAGAAACAATGTTGGGAAATGATGTGATCTTAGATTACAGTAAGGGATATCCAATGCCGCAGAGCATAGTTGGTTTTGACCAAGAAAAATATGAGCGGTTACAAGAACGTGATTTAAAGAGAAAAGAACGTCTGGAAAAGGAATGTGAAGAGGTAGAGCATTATGTTGAAGGAATCAAAGATGCGCAGCTACACAACATCTTCAGGATGTATTATATTGATGGTGTCAATGCAGTGAATCAGACAGAGGTAGCGAAGATGATTCATCTTGAGAGAAGTACGATAAGTAAGAAAATTGACAGATATCTTCAACTTTCACACAAATCACACGAATCACATATATAATAATACTTGAGCCAAAGGCTGAATTCCTGCGGCTCGTCCTCTCTTTATATGAAACCCAAGAAGCACCTGCACAGTGATGTGTGGGTGTTTTTCTGTTGTATAATGTCGAGAATTGGGATATTATGGAAGTAGGGTTTATATAGACGGAGGAATGATTATGGCAAAGAAAAAAGAAAATGTTGTGAGAAGAAGTTTATATTATTATGACTTATCTTGGAAGTATTTCGATGAAAAGTCTGGAGAATATATTAGTGTAAAAAGAAAAGAAGAAAAGTTTGAGAATTTTCTAAAAAAATTCTATTTCAAAGAAAAGAAAGTAACCGTTAAATACATATCCACGACAGAGAATGAAGATAATTTATTTATTATTACAGATAAAATAGAAAATGATAAAATATGTTTTAGGATAGTTTTATGTAAAACTAATGCACTTCCTTTAATAGAGCAGGACGGTGAACTGGAAGAATTAGAAAAATATATTAATAAAAAGCAAAATATTGCAGAAATAACACATTGTGTATTTTTTAAAGACACTAATATCGTAGGAAGTGAATTTAACTTTTCAGGAGCAAGAATATCAGCATTGAACTGGTATATTCCCAAAATTCTGAACATATGTGGAGATAATCAAAAATTATATCAAATTAAATTTATGCCCAAAATTGATAATGATTCCTATAAGAAATTGGCTAAGAATGAAACAATAACATTATTCGATATGACATTTAAGCCAGATTCAGAGGCATATAAAAACGTTTTAGCACATAATAGTTTGTTTAGTGGAGCTGTGAAAAATGTCCCGGATGCAGAAATAATAGAAATAACATTAAAGAGAAGAAAAAATAAGACAAACAGTTATACGGGGATGAATGACGTTTTATCATCAGATGATTTGGAAGAATTGTTGACTAAGTATAGAGATGATATTGGGAGATTATATATAAGTCAGGGTTCGTATTGTGATGCAATTGATTTATTATCAGATAAACTAGTTAGCAAGGTAGATATAGTTCGGACTAAAAAAAGAACAATAGATTCAAAAGATGTATATAAAAAGATAGAAGAATTCTATAAAGAAGAGGTAAAGCCTTAATATTGGGAGAAAATCAATAGAATGGAAAAAACATGGGCGAACAAAATTGATAAAGTAATCATTATCTTTTTACCGATTTTGATTGGAATCGTAGGAAATATTATATGTAATAAGTGTGGTAAACAACTATTAATAGTTGACAAGGAAAAAGGAATCGATTTATTGAAGACGATTTTAGATATATGGGGAATATTGCTCGGTTTTATTTTTACGGCAACATCAATCTTATTAACTATTGGAGAAAATCAGTATGTGAAATTGCTAAAAGATACAAATCATTTTCCTAATATATTATTTTCATATGTAATGGCAGGAACGTATTTGTTAATGGCAATTACTTTCGGAATAGTATTGCTATTTGCAGACATATGGGGAGAATGTATTTTTAATATTTTTTTATGCTTAAACATAATAATTATTGTATCTATGGCAATGTGTGTAAAGTTTCTTTTTAATATAATTTTAAACATGGATAGAAAGAGATGATTAATTACAAGGCACCCCTCCGGGGTGCTTTTCTAATACCCAAAATCTTGGACCATTAGTTCAGTGGTAGAACATTCGCCTCATAAGCGATATGTCGTAGGTTCGATCCCTACATGGTCCATCAATAATAAACAGGAATGGAAGGTGGTGAAGTGGCAGGTTATGAAAACATAAGAGATAAAGGATTTGATAAGCGAAGTACGGAAGAACTACGGGAAATACAATCCCGTGGAGGTAAGAAAAGTGGCGAAGTAAGACGTAGGAAGGCAGACTTCCGGAAGACGTTGAACCTGCTGCTTACTGCGGAAATAGATAATGAAGAATGGAAGCCGGTTTTAGAGTCGCTTGGTGTTGAGTGTACTCTGGAATCGGCTTTGCTTATGGCTCAGATCAAGGAGGCACTGGCAGGAGATACGCAGGCAGCGAAGTTTGTGGCGCAGTATTCTGGCCAGAGTGGCAGAGCTGAGGAAGATATTGAGAACAAGAAAGCAGATACAGAGCTGATCAAGGCAAGAAAAGAAGCTATCACAGGTGAAAATGAGAATGATGAGGCGCTTGATCGGCTGGATCAGATTCTGAAAGAGGTGCGGGACAATGCAATTAAGCAAGAAACAGAATGAGTACATCGTGAACGCAACTCATAGATGGAATATCAAATCCGGAGCAGTACGTTCGGGAAAATCATATGTTGATACGGCTTTTGTTGTTCCTTTTCGTATCCGGGAGAGAATTGGTAAGCCAGGACTTAATATTATCCTTGGAGTATCTAAGGAATCTATCGAACGAAATGTGCTGCAGCCAATGCGTGAGATTTATACAGATAAACTAATTGGACAGATCAATAACCGAAATGTGGCTCATATCTGTGGAGATGAAGTGTATTGCCTAGGTGCTGAGAAAGTCAGTCAGGTAGCAAAGATTCAGGGGGCCAGTATTAAGTATTGCTACGGTGATGAGGTTGCAAAATGGAACAAGGAAGTGTTCCAGATGCTGAAATCACGACTTGATAAGCCGTATTCATGTTTTGATGGATCCTGCAACCCAGAGCATCCAACACACTGGTTAAAAGAGTTTTTAGATAACGATGAATTAGACATTTATCTGCAACGATACACGATTTTTGATAATCCATTTCTTCCTTCAGAATTTGTTGAGCAGCTCTGTAAGGAGTATGAGGGGACTATCTATTATGACCGTCTTATTCTTGGTCTCTGGAAGAGGGCAGAGGGTGCTATTTATAAGCGATTTGCAGATAATCCTGAGAAGTTCCAGTGCGAAGTTGTGGAAGAGCTGACAGATGATCCGGAGCATAAGCAATTTAAAAAAGACGATATCGTATCAATAGAGATCGGGCTTGACTTCGGTGGCAATCAATCAGGTCATTCTTTTGTGGCCAGAGGTTACACAGATGATTACAGGGATGTGATCGGAATTATGTCTAAGCGAGTTATGGCAAAGGATGCGAATGAGGACATTGATAGTAATATGCTGGATCAACTGTTCTGCGATTTTGTTCAAGAGATTATTGATAAATACAGTGTGATCAAAAAACAAGGCGATTATGTAGAATACTGCAACGTTGAATCTGTGTACTATGATAATGCAGAGACTGTTCTTGGCAATTCTATTCGTAATGCGGTAGAAAAGAAGTTCCCCTGGATTGTTGTCCGAAAGGCGAAGAAAGCAACAATACTTGACCGGATCCGTTGTACAGTTCGACTGATGGGAGCAGGGAGATTTTGGATAACAAAGGATTGCAAGTCTCTGCAGACAGCGTTTTCAGATGCCGTTTGGAACAAAGACGTAAAGGACAAGGACGAACGCCTGGATGATGGAAGTACTGACATTGATAGCTTGGATGCGTTCGAGTACACGATTGAAAGAGATATGAGAGACCTGATAGAAGAGGTGGAAGATGTTTGATGGATTAAAAAGACTATGGGGAAGGATAGTGAACATGTTTAATTATACGACCTTAAAAAATATAATCGGCAAAGATGTGGCGCTGTCGCAGACCATGATCGATGCCATCAATAAATGGAAACGAATGTTAGCTGGGAATGCGGACTGGTGCGGTGATATCGTAGAATCACTGAAACTGGAAGAAGGTATCTGCCGTGAATTTGCAGATTCCGTTCTGGTGGAGATGGAAGTCAAGATTTTGAATAACAACAATATGGACAAGGTTCTTCAGAAGAGTCTGTCGGATATGAACAAGAAGCTGCAGACCGGTCTTGCTCTTGGAGCAATGATTCTCAGACCACTTGGTCCGGATAAAGCAGAGTATGTTGCATCAGATAAGTTTATTCCAATCAGCTTTGACGATAGCGGTATTCCAAATGACATTGCTTTTCTGGTTGTAAAGTGTGTTGGTGAGAATAATTACTACACAAGAGTTGAGCGACATTATTTTACAAATGGGAATCTGACAATTGAGAATAAATGTTATCATTCGCAGAGCCAAAATGATATTGGTCAGAGCTGCAGCTTGGATGAAGTTGCAGAGTGGGAAAGCATTCTTCCAGGTCCGATCATTTATCCCGGCATGATTGAAATGGATTTCGGCTATTACCAAAATCCAATTGAGAACAAAGTAGATGGTTCTTCCTGTGGCGTATCTGTGTATGAATCAGCAGAGAATCTGATCAGAAAAGCGGATGTACAAGGAGCGCGATTGGATTGGGAATATGATTCTGGAGAACGTGCAATCCATGTGGACGATAGAGCACTTAAGAAAAAAGGAGGAAACACTTATCTTCCAAGACTTAAGAAACGTCTGTATAAAGGACTTAATCTTGAAGATGGAAAAGATAAGGATCTGTACAAAGAGTATTCTCCTGAAATGCGAGATGAAGCATTCAGAAGAGGTCTGGAAGAATACAAACGAGAAATCGAATTTAATGTCGGTCTTGCCTATGGAGATCTGTCTGACGCACAGGAAGTGGATAAGACAGCTACAGAGGTACTTGCTTCCAAGACAAGAAAATATAACCGTGTCACAGCGATTCAAGACAAGCTGGAAGAATGTCTGAATGGATTTGTAAACGCCCTGGCTTTTTACAATGGCTCTTATATGTCCGGAGTGGAATTTACCTGTGAGTTTAATGATTCAATTCTGGCTGATGAAGAATCTGAGAGGCAGCAGGACAGGCAGGATGTGAGCATGGGTGTCATGAGCCTGCTTGAGTACCGAATGAAGTGGTACAACGAGGACGAAGAAACTGCAAAATCTAAGATTCCGGAGCAAAATCAGGTGATTGAGTAATGCGAGATGATTACAAGAATCAGATGGTCGGTAAGATTGCTGAAAGATATCAAGACTTAGAACTTCGAATCATGCAGGATATTGTTCGCCGGATCAAGAAGACTGGAAAGATTACAAGCACAGCAGACTGGCAGATTAATAGGCTACGGATTTTAGGATATTCTTCAGAGGATATTGAACGAGAAATCAAGAAGACATTGAATGCTTCTTATCCAGAGATGTTCGAGTTATATGACAAGGTGATTGATTGGGAATATGTCAGGAATAAGGACATATATGAGCAGATTAATGCTGAGTACATACCATTCGAAGAGAATGGACAACTCAAGCAGATTACAGAGGCAATCATAGATCAGAGTTTTGAAGATATGGAGAATGTAACGAATTCGTTAGGATTCTATTTGGATTATGGGAATGGAAAGAAAGTTATAACCCCATTATCACAGGTGTACACCAAATATCTCGATTCAGCATGCTATGATATTGTGACCGGAGCATTTGATTACAACAGTGTGTTGCGTAGAGTTGTGACTCAGCTCACCAATAGCGGACTTCGACAGATCGATTATTCCTCCGGAAGAGCCAATCGGGTTGATGTAGCTGCAAGGAGAGCTGTCATGACGGCAGTCAGCCAGATTACCGGAAAGATATCAGAGTACAATGCAAAAAAGCTTGGAACAGAGTATTTTGAGGTTGAGTGGCATGCCGGAGCCCGTCCGACTCATGCAGTATGGCAAGGTCAGGTCTGGACAAAAGAGCAATTGTATTCAGTTTGTGGACTTGGTACAGTCACTGGACTTCTGGGAGCTAACTGCTACCATACATACTATCCGTTCTTTCCGGGAATATCGGAACGCAACTGGTCGGATGACTGGCTTGAAGAACAGAACCGGAAGGAAAGCAAGCCAAAAGAGTTCCGTGGCAAAGAGTACACTCTGTACGAGGCAAAGCAAAGACAGCGCCAGATGGAGACAGCAATGCGGGCACAGCGCGAAAAAGTGCAGATGCTTCAGGAGGGGGGTGCTGATCCGGATGAAGTTATGCTCCAAAAGGCAAAATATCAAGGACAGCTCAATGAATATGCGGTATTTTCTCGTAAGATGGGACTTAAGGAAGAAAGAGAGAGAATTTACATTGATGGACGTGGTTGGATTGCGACAAACACCAAGCTTCAGAATTCTATGTTTCCATCAGAGATGATTCAGAACGCCTTAAAAGATATTGCACAGTATAAGCGGTACAAAGAAGTTCTGGGAGATTCCGTTGGAACGCTTGCCAAGTTCGGTCAGGTGAAATATAATGATAGTGAGAAATGGGAAAAGGTTCAAAGCAAATTTTTCACATATCTTGAGATTGACAAGAAAGATTGGTCAGAAGAATTTAAGAACACGTCTAAACAGGCGTATGATAGATTTGCAAAAGAAAATGTTGTAATGTCTGTACATGCACTTAGTCGACTTCCTCGATTGAATAAACCTGGCTTACCGGAAGTGTCAGAAGAAATGCTGATAAAAATTATTAAAGGTACACCTAATTATACAGAGGGAGAAGATAAACAAATCTATTTCATTCATGAATTACAGTTATTAGTTGTTAGAAATAAAAAAACTGGAGATATCGTATCTGTTGTAAGAAGAAGGGCTCCAAAGGAGGCATGGGGAAATGTTTGAGAAGGTAATGAATTATATCAAAGATTTTTTGGAAAATACTCCAGAGGATATCTATGATTTTTCTTGTGAACTGGAAGGAATGTTAATTATTCATTATGACGAAATGTATAAGGAACAGCCAAGGGCTACAAGAATATTGAATGAAGAAATGCCTGATATTTGCGCATCCGGAGAACCGGGAATGAAACCAGAAGAGATTGAAAAATTTAAACGTGAGTTGGAAATTGAATACAACAAAGCGTTAAAAGCAGTTGTGTAGTTACCACCAGTTGATAAGACCGGTGGTATTTTTATACTCATTTTTAAGGCGAGGAGGTGAGAAAGGTGAAAAAATTATTTATTAGTCAGCCTATGAGAGGTAAGTCAGATGAAGAGATTCTGGCAGAACGCAAGAAAGCAATTGAGCTTGCGCAAGAAATGATCGGCGAACCGGTAGAAGTGATTGATTCCTTCTTCCAGGAAGCACCCGCAGATGCAAAACCACTGTGGTTCCTTGGAAAATCCCTGGAACTTCTGTCAGGAGCAGATGTGGCGTATTTTGCGCAGGGGTGGGAAGATGCAAGAGGTTGTGTGATTGAGCATGACAGCGCATTAGCTTATGGAATCAAGAGTATTGTTGCCTAGGAAGGCGGTGATCCAGTTATCTCCCGTTGAGACGCAGGGTTACGCGTCTTATTTTTATGCCCTGCCATAAGGCATTAAACTGGACAACTACCAGGCCGGAGGTCTAGCCGGCTATATCCCATACCGCTGAAAGAGCGGTCAATAAAATATTTCAGGAGGAATGTAACGATG